TGATGCTGGTTACGCAGAACTGCAAACCATCTCAATGGTGATTGTTGAACTCGGCAACTACCTGACCGCAGAGATCGGCGGACAGGCACAGTCAACTGGTGTTGCCGCAATCAAGGAAGTGTTCACCGGCACAACTGAGGTTGCACCAGCAACATCAGGTGTTGAAGTTCACGGAAACCAACATGGCGCACTACCACAGTGGCTGATTTCCGCATGTGCGAAGAACAGCGTCACCAAGGTGTACGACAACCGTGACACTGCCAACTCGGAAAACAACCGTCCTTGGTTCAAGGCCGCTGACGGCAGTCTCAATGCGAAGGGTCAGCCGTTCGCATTCTGGCCACCGAAGTGAGCGACACCACCGGCCACGATCTGGCGGCACGGTGGGAAGAGATGGAGCGGGGCGATCTCACAGAGGTCGCCCCGCCCCCGTCTTCAACCCCACTCTTCTACCGTCCACTGTCGAACTCTGTTGACGATTTCGTTCGCTGGGTACAAACACCAGCCGACCGCATCTACCTAGGGTTCAACGACCTTGACGAACAGATGAGAGGGATCGCCCCCGGCGAAATGCTATTGATCAACGGCTACTCGCACTCAGGTAAAACACTGTTCCTCATGGAAATCCTTCGGGCTAACCGTGACAAGCCAGTGATGTACTTCTGCCCAGACGAACCACGCACACTGACACTAATCAAACTGGTCTCACTAATGACCGGAACCCCCGGACGTGTACTGGAACAGTTAATCGAAGAGGACGACAGGGAAACCATCGACCTGATCGAACAGACAGCAGAAGAACACTTCGGCAGACTCGCAGTGTTCGACCAATTCCTAGGCATGGGCGACATGGACAGGGCTGTCAACGAAACAGCAGAACTGATCGGTGGATGCTCAGCAATCGTCTACGACTACCTAGAGTTACTGCCCACAGAAGACAACGTTGCGGCAAAAGCGAACACAATCAAAGCGTTCGCCCGTCGACATGATGTCCCACTGATCGTGCTACACCAAACATCACGATCGGCAGGCGCTCAAGGACGCAAGATGACAATCTCGTCAGGCTCCTACGGTGGCGAACAACAAGCATCACACATCGTCGGTGTGCGACGCAAAAAGTTTGGGCTACTGTCAGAGATCACAGAGATAGAAGAACGAGCCGCACACGGCTCAGTATCTGAAGTCACACTTGAACGACTAGACATGCTCAGAGCAGAACTGGCGTACCATGAAAGCACCATCACCTTGAACCTTGTGAAATGCAAACGTCATGACGCAACTCTGGTTGACGACATCGACTACTACATCGAACAGGGGACAGGCCGACTGAAAAGTTTCCGGCCAGCCACACCAGCACCGCAACAACCAGCGGAGCCGATAGTGGAATGGGAGGAACCACAACTGGACGGTGCGTGGTGAGCGAACATCTCCGCAAATACATGGAAATGTTTGCAGGAAGAACCGACTGCTACGGATCATGGGAAGGTGGCTGTGTACGTAAACCAGTCACACCAGACACATACAGATTTCATCTGGACGGCATGACACAGATCGGCATCTACCCTGCAACACAACGCAACGGCGGAACATACGTCAAGTGGGGATGCACTGACATCGACGTAGACGACTACGGTGCGGCGCTACGCATACAGCAAGCCTTCGACATGAAAGACATCGTCACATGGGTAGAGAAAACCCGCAAGGGTTACCACGTGTGGCTGTTCTGCACCACATGGATCGAAGCACGCACAATGCGGAACGCCTATCTAGTTGTCCACAAAGTGACAGAAGTGCCACCAACCGAGGTCAACCCGAAGCAGGCAGAACTTCAATCAGGAAAGATCGGGAACTATGTGAGACTCCCATACCCGAACGACAAGTCAGGTCTCCGTTACATCATGAACGAAGACATGACCCCGATGGGCAGAGAGTTCTTCATCGAAGACGCATACGAAACCAGAACGAAACCTGAAGACATTGAAGCACTCGCCTCAATGTGGAAAGAACCAGAAAACACAGACGTACTGTTCGATGACATACCAGTCACAGCCCCCCTGTACAAACTAGGTAAGACCACACGCAGTGTGTTCGACCGAGGACCACTACAGGGAAGAGACAGGTCATCAACACTTTTCTACCTTGCATGTTGTGCGGCAAGAGATAAACTATCCCCATCTGAGATTGTTTCTTTGTTATATGATGCAGATCACAGGTGGGGGAAATTCTCCGACCGCAGAGATGGGAGTATGCGTATTCAACAGATCGTTGAAGCCGCAGTTCAGAAAGTAGAAAAGTCATGGGCAGACGTAAATCAAACAGAAAACCGTTCACCATACTGATACCGGGAAGGCCACGCCCCAAAGGGAGACCCCGACTGGGGCGTGGCGGTCGGGTCTTCACACCCAAACAAACATTGGAAGCCGAAGCGGCGATCCGTGACGAATACATCAGGCAAAACGCACCGTTCTACGACCAGCCTTTAGCGATCGACATCACATACACCACACAGCACACCGAAATAACATTGACACCGATAGGTGATCACTCCACCAAACTCACAGCAGACGTAGACAACCTGATCAAAACAACATTAGACGGGCTACAAGGAGCGGCATTCGAAAACGACCGGCTGGTCATGCGAGTCACGGCGGTGAAACAATGAAACGTGCAAGCGACGAAATCTTTCGACGTGAAGCAACCATCGGACAGAAGTATGCCGAACTTGTGGCCGCACGACTTCGATGCCACGGCTTGAACGCTGAAGCAACCGAACTTACTTTCGCCGCAAGCGAAGAAGAAATCGCAGACTACGAAGACGAACAAGACGTGATCCTAGATAGCGGTCACTGCATTGAAGTCAAGTCACGCAACCTAGAGTTTGAAGCAGACCCAAAATCATTCCCATACACAAATGCTTTTGTTGATACTGTTGGGGGATGGAAAAAGAAAATCAACAAACCCGTCGCCGTCATATTCGTGTCACGCAAAACAGATCAGATGCTAGCAGTGATGGGCAACACAGACGACAAATGGGGAAGCGTCAAAAAGTTTGACCGCATCCGAAAACACTATGACAATTTTCATACTGTTCAACGCCGCTCACTTCTTTCATTCGAAGAAGCAGTCAAACAAATCAAAGAGATCACTGGTGGCTAACAAACAAATACCGACAGAGTTCTTCGGTGACGAAACACCAATGTTTCGTCGACCACCAGAAAGCCCCATTCAAGCATTGATGGAAGCAGACTTCGGTCACGAACCAGAAGAATCAGCAATCGAACTAATGCCGTACCGTGAACTGGTAGCAGAAGCAGTAGACATGCTGGACGAAGAAACCAAATGGGTTATCAACGGAGTGTTCAGCGAACAACTATCATTACAGCAACTGGCAGGACAACTCGGCGTGTCCAAAACACACATCTTCCGCATACGCAACCGTGGAGTTGCTATGCTGAGAGCCTTGCTGTCAACCAATCCACAAATCAGGAAGAGAGTTAACATGTCCAGCACATGGGAAGAATCTGCAACCGAATGGGTAAACGCAATCAATTCAAGCAACCCAGACCCCGCACCAATCGACATCGAACACATCCGAATAATGCGTGACGCATTGTTCGAAGCAACAGAGTTTCACCCAGCATGGAGCGTCATCGCACACCTAGCAATCGGAGAACTAAAAGAGCGTGACAAATGGGACACCGAAGAAATGATTGAATTGTTGATACGCAAACAAAGAGATTACGGCCATCAAAACATTCTGCAAGGCGGAGGTTTCGGGGTTGCGGTACGACTGTCAGACAAAATTGAACGCTACGCAAACCTGACATCAAAAGAAAGTTTGCCATCAAACGAATCAATCATTGACACGCTACTTGATATGGTTGGCTACTCTGTGATAGCACACATGTTGGCAGATGGGTCGTTCACACTGCCACTAGGGAACGAAGAGGGCTAATAGTATGAGCAGAAAATACACAGGTTTCGATGGCTACGCATCGGGCAAACGCAAAGGTACAGAACAATTCATCCGTGAGTTCATCAAACTCACAGGAGGAGCGTTCTTCAACAATGGTTCCTATGGCCGAAGGGCGATCCGTGGGGTATCGAACAAGCCAAGCGTTCACGGAACTGGCAGGGCTTGTGACTTGAGTTACCGTGGCGCACCATACGAAGGATGCGGCGACCGCAAGGTTGCAGAAAAATGGATCAACTGGCTGGTTGAACACTCAGAAGATTTACAACTGGAAATCGTTGTAGATTACATGGGACGCAAAGGACGTGACCCGTTCGGTCGTGCATGGAAATGTGACCGCAACAAATGGAAAACCTACCTGCGTCCCACCGTCACGGGTGGCGGAAAATCTTGGGCAGATTGGATTCATGTTGAGGTAAGCCCCGATGTTGCGGATGACGCAGACTACTTCAAGGCCGTGTTCGCAGAACTAGCAGGCAAAGAAACCAATCCGCCGAAACGA